AGGATGGCAAAAGCAGAATCAACAGATAGGATGAGGCAAAGCAGAAAGAGACACGAAGACAAGAACTCCAGAATGGGGTCTGGTAATCACGGAATTGATAACTAATGTATCATTTCCAAATACAAGAATACCGTAAAGGTAAAAAAGGAGGAACAAGTATGGGGTATTGGGTCGGGATGACTAAGGCAAATGGTAGTGAAGCTAATTTCTATGTAGAAGATGACAATGGAATTAAAAGATTCTACAATGGTAAAGATAAAAAGCATGAGTATAGAAATGAAGAACCATACGACCTAATCAAAGACCATACTAAAAAAGATATTAGAACTGGAGATACAGCAATCAAACCTGAACAATTACCGCAACCAGTTATAACCGTTAAACCAGAGATAAAAAAAGAAAATGCTGAAAGATTTAAAGAACTCAAAACACCAGCAGGAGAAAAAGCAAAAGAACTTCTTTCTAATAAAGGTTTAAACCATGCTTCGTTTATTAGAGCAATAGGGATGGTAGTTACACCTAAATCAAGAAGAACTACAAAAGACCAGTATTATGCTATACTAAATGAATTAAAAGAAAACGACTTAGTGAAACAAGATGGACATAATTTGTTTTACAAATAAGTAATTATATGATATACGTAGTTAGTTTAGACATCAGGAGACGACATCATGGCTGCTCCAACCGCACCAACATTAACTATAATTACGACAGAGGGTATCAAGAAAGCAGGGTATGCTAATGTCCTTGCCTCACTCCTTACTCGTTCTCAAGACGAGTGGATGGAAGAAATTAAAAATGATATATGGACTTTAGCTAAAAAGATAAAGTCTTTATATACCACTTCTTTTGCCGTTACCACAAACGGTGTAGAAAAATATTCCTACCCAACAGATTACTCATCTGAATTAGCTTTAGTATTAATGACAGGTAACACTACTGGTACGGCTCAAGCTGGTTCTACAACTACAATCACACTTGCCTCTGGTAATACCGCTACTGACCTTATAGGAAAAGAAATAATGATTCTGTCTGGTACTGGTAGCGCCCAGATAAACCAGATAACTCTTTATAATTCGACAACCAAAGTTGCTACAGTGAATGATACTTGGACAGCTCCAAGCACGGACTCTGTCTATATGATTGTAGATAAATATATTGACTTAGAACAAACACCTGTATGGATGCACGACTCAGGCAGGACATCTCCTGAACGTGGTGAACCTACTCATTTCTTTCCTATAGGAGATGAAGACAATGGAGAGTTCATACTATTTCCTACTCCCTTCCGTTCCTCCTCTGACACTAATGGTTACGGTCTTAGGCATAAGTATTATGCTGACCTTACTCGTATTGATTTGGCTTCTACGTTAATGACTACTGTTTACAGAAGATGGAGAAGTTTATTTATTCAGGGTGTAAAGGCAAAATGCTTAGAAGATTTAGATGATAACAGGGCAGCGCAAGAGCAACAGAAATATGCTGCTGATATAAGAGCCATGATTGTACGTGAAGCATATGGTATGGATTTAAGTAACCTTAATATTTCTGTGGAGAGATAATGGGATACATAGGTGAATCAGTAGAAATTGATTTAAATGTTGGTGGGTTTAATAACAACCCTAATTTTGATTCTCTTCCTCCAAGTGCTATGCGTGACGGTTCTATTAATATTACGTTACAAGATGGTGGAAGGAGAAAACGTGGAGGTACTGCTCATGTCAATTCTTCTGCTGTGTCTGGTACTCCACAGTTAATGCGGTTATATGACTACATTTTAACTACTGGCACTCAATTCCTTATGATGGCTGGCAATGATGGGAAACTATACAAGAATTTCACGGATACAATCAAGACAGGATTATCAACAACTAATTATTGGGATATTTCTGCTATGAATGATTTGCTTATATTCACAGATGGAGCAAGCACTCTGCAAACATGGGATGGTGCTGCTGGTAGTTCATCTGATGTCTCTACGTTAGCTCCTGATTGGGCAGCAGATTCATTATTTCCACAACAATTAGTTTTGCATGGTAGAGGATTGTCTCAAAGAATGTGGACTTGGACAACTAACAACAAGATATTTGGCAGCGCTATATTTGACGCTGATGATTGGGGTGCTACTAATGGGTTTATTTCTGACACAAGTCAAGTGTTTGCTACAAGAGAGGGTGGTAGTCTTACTGCTATGTACGAGTTTGGTGATTCTCTTTTCATTACTACTGCTCGTAACACTTACATCCTCCAAGATTCTAATTCTGATAAATCAACTTGGGGATTTACTTTAGCACAATTTAATGCTGGCGCTGCTCATTGGAGAGTGTTGGCAAGAACTCCTAATGATATGTTGGTAATGATGGATGATGGCGAGATTTATTCTTTAGTAACTGTCAATGCTAAAGGAGATTACAAAGCATCAAGTATAACTAAACCAGCATTTATAGATAGATGGATAAGAGATAATATTGATTTAACTCAGATAGCAAAGTTCCATATGAATTATGACCCTAAGATTAGGGCGGTTCTTGTCTTTATGGTTAAATCTGGTTCTACAGCAGTAGATGTTTGTTTACCTTATTTTATAGATAGACCCGTAGACCAAGCATGGGGAGCGCCATTCGAGAATGGAGATTCTGATTGTGGTTATGATGCTTCGGTCTCAACCTTAGTAAGGGTAGCAGTAGGAGATTATAGATTACGTACAGGCTCTAACTCAACAGGGTTTGTGTGGGATTTAAACCAAACAACTTATGGTGACAATAGTAATGCCTATACTGGAAGATTTACAATGCCTACTTCTGGTCTTGGTGATAATATAAAACTTAAAATGTTTAAAAGAATCGTTTTTACTGGTTTTACTTCTTCTGCTGATGATGACGAGACTTTAACATTAGCATGGAATACTGATGGCATTACTAAGGCTTCTCAGAGTGTAACCTTTATAGCTTTAGGATTAAAGGTTAATGACCCTGCTGCTATAGTTGACCAGTTTACAGTTGGTGGAAGCAACTATCACATGGAAGCTATATTATCTTTAGGTCAACCAGCAAGAAGGTTAGGTATAAGTGTTTCTAACAATACCGTTGGAGACGATTTTTATTTAACTTCATTACAGGTAGACGCTAAACCTCTTGGGAGGAGACCGACACCAAGTATAACATCACAGGCTCAATAGGAGGAGAGAATGGTAACTTATATAAGCAACACAGCAGCCAATACAACTTGGGTAGCCGATACCACAGTTGTAACTGCTGCCAGATTAAACACAGAGAATACCAATCTATATGCAAATGATGTTGCTATAGATACAGCTTTAGCATTGTCACATGATGCCACTGGTTATTTTAACCCGACAGTGGGTAGTGATGTTGCATCTGCCAATGCTTTAACATTAGGTACTGGAAATATATTTGATATCACAGGAACGACTGCTATTACGAGCATAGGAACTAAGGGTACTGGTTACATGATATGGCTTCAGTTTGATGATGCTCTTACTTTAACTCATCATGCTACAGATTTACAGTTACCAGACGCTACCAACATAACAACGGCTACTGGTGATGTAGCGTGTTTATATGAATATGCATCTGCTGATTGGAGATTGATTTCTTATAGTAGAGCAGATGCAGCTTCAGGAGTGTTATCAGTTGCTAATGGTGGTACAGGAGCATCCACATTAACAGACGGTGGACTACTGTTAGGTTCAGGAACGGGTGCTATTACTGCCCTTGCTGTATTAGCTGATAGTGAGATGATAGTAGGAGATGGTACTACCGACCCTGTAGCAGAAAGCGGTGCGACATTAAGAACAAGTATAGGTGTAGGTACTGGTGATTCTCCTCAGTTTACAGGGGTTGAATTAAGTGATGCATCAGCCAATACATTAACAGGTTCATCTGGTGATGCTTTAATAGAAGGAGTTATATTAAAAAAGGTAGGTTTAGAAACTATTTGGGTTCCTGCCTCTTCTATGACACCTGCTACCACAAATGGAGCTGCTGCTTTAACAACTACAGAATTAACTGCTGGTACTCCTGAATTAATCACACTTGCTTTTGATACAACTACAGCAGAGTTTGCATTGTTCACTGTTGCCTTTCCTAAAAGTTGGGATGAAGGAACTGTTACATTTGAAACTTACTGGTCTGCATCTGCTACCGATACTGGAACAGGTGGATTTACATTAGCAGGAGTTTCTATAGCAAGTGATGTTGATGTTGATACTGCATTTGGAACGGCTGTAGCAAATACAGCATTAGCTGCATCTGGTACTCAGGATGATTTAATGAAAAATGTTGTAAGTGGAAATGTAACTATAGCTTCTGCTGCTGTTGATACAACTACTTGGTTTAGAATAGCAAGAGATGTTGCCACTGATACTAATACAGGTGATTTAAGATTAATTGGGGTTAAAATATTCTTTACTACTGATGCCTCAAATGACACATAGGAGATAAATTATGGCTAAAGGTTTTAAAGTATTTGATACTGATATGCAAACAGATGTTATTCGTTTTCCTGATGGCGAGGAGATGCCTACAAACTGGAGTGTTGTTGCAGAGAATAAATTATACGGAGGCAAACTTGCTTGGAGACCAACTACTCTAATTAAACCAACATTTGATAATGAAATAGAAACAAGAACATTTACCTCAAGGGTTATTGCAGATGATGATGTTACCGTTACTTATACTGTTACTGATAAAGATTTAGCGACAGTAAAATCTACCAAGAAAAGTTTAGCGAAACAGACAGGTAAAGGTATTATTTTAGCAAAACATGGTGCCGAACAACAGCGTGATGCTTCTTTATCTTTGTTGACAGCAGGTGAAATAACAGCCATTAAAGATGATATAACTACAATTCGGAATTACTACAAAAATACATTTAAACCTGCTGTTAATGCTGCTACGACAGTACAAGAAGTAAAAGCAGTTGCTATTAACTTTCCCCCAATATAGGATATTATGTTTGGATATAGAAATTTAGGTTTTGGTGGTTATACAAGTAGGAGTCCTAATGATGGAGTGAGTTATAGAATAGATGGTGTAGGTGACCATTTGACAATGCCAGATTCTAATGATTGGGATTGGGCAAGTGATTTTTCTATAGATTGTTGGATATATCCAGATGCCAGTACAGCCACAGATGATGCTATTTTTAGTCATGCTGCTGACGGGGATAATAGATTCCATTGTATTTTTAAATCGAATGTTTCTACAAACTGGAATATTGGAGTAAGAGCAACGACTTCTGCTACAGGTCATTTTGAAAACAATACAACAGGTGAACCAGTTGCAGAGGGAGTATGGTCTCATATAGAAGTTACAAGAACTGGTACAACTATAAAGATTTTTGTTAATGGTGTGGAAGAAGTATCTGCTTCTATAACTGGAACGATTGGGAATATAGCTGCTTTGTTTGAAGTTGGTGAAGGTTCTAATTCAGGAGCATTTCCTTTGTCTGGTTACATAGATGAATTTAGAATTTCAGATACAGCAAGACATACCTCTGGTTTTACACCTGAGACTGAGCAATATGCTGATGATGGGAATACTCTTGCATTAATACATTGTGGTGAAGCTATTGTTTCAGGAACTACAGGAAGTGGAGCTACATTTGTTGAATCTTCATCAAACGGAAGAACCGTAACAGAGGTTGCTGGTGCTATAAGAGAATCAACGATTGTTAAATTTTAAATAAAGGAGGTATAAAATGGATAAAATATTTATGCAGTACCCTATGATATGGGCTATGTTAGGTGGAGTTATGGGAATGATGGCTCATATACTAAAGAAAAAAGTAAAGGGAGAAACAGCAGAGGCTATAGTAGATTACTTTACCGACAACATGAGATATACCATTACAGCTTTGATAGGCATGGTGGTTGCTGTGCTTATGGTTTATGACCCTAATATAGTATGGTATAAATCAATGCTGGTTGGTGCTATGGCTGGTATGACTTGTGACTCTGCTTTTAATAAAGGGAAAAAGTAATGGCTAATGAAAATGGTAGATTAGGTACACCAGTATTCTATAAGTTTATAGTTGGGGTTTTTACTATGCTGTTTGTTGGTGGTGTAGCAGGTATATGGAATACTAACTCAAGGCTTGTACGCATAGAAACAAAATTAGAGAATATTGAAAAGAATATGTTAGATAGATTTACTGGTAAAGAAGGTAAAGACTTAATTAAAAAGGTAGATAAAAATTCAAATAATACACAAATATTAGCTGAGAAACTTAATGACCATTTAATATGGGCAGCTCAACAAGAACAATGGATGAGTAAATGAAGAAAGAGAATTTGTATAAATTGATAGTAGTTATAGTTATGGGCATTATAGGTTATTATGTTAATGCTCAAGACAACATGGATAAGGCTCAGTGGGCAGCTATTGGTAAATTAAGAACATTACATGAGACACCAAGATGACTATGACTTGTAAGAAATGCGGTACTGTAGCCGAAATAACTGAAGAGAAAACATTTTGTCCTATGTGCGGCAGTAGGGAGATTCTTATACACGGATGAGAAGATTTGAATTTAACGACAGACATGAACTATCTGATATGCTTATAGCAGAAGGAATACCGCCTTTGGAACATAGCTTTGCAAAGGGCATTACTCATGTATTAGTGGAGGATGATACTATAAAAGGGTTCTTTACTTTTGACGGTAAGGTACACTCAGGGCATCCTTACCTTAGACATTTTTGTACTAAAAAGAAATACAGGACACCTAAACTTGCGAGAACATTAACTTCCGCTATGGTAGAGGCTGTACGAGCATTGGGAGCTAAAAAGTTTATTATTAATTGTCCTTTAGAGAAGAATTATCTTAAACGGGTTATAAAGTATTACTTTAAAACAAAACCTTACGGGAATAGAAGCAACCATGAATTTACATTAGTGGAGGTTTAAGATGGGTGGAGCGCCAAGTGTACCAGAAGCTACACAAGAAGAAAAAGACTTACAGAGAGCGCAGACAGAAGCGATAACGGTTCAAAATGCTTTGTTGATGGAGCAGCTTGAGGCTTCTAAACAAGCACGTGCTGATTTGCAAAGTATTGTTGCTACAACTGAAGCTGAAAAAGCCTCTATTCGTGCTTTACAGACTGACCAGATTTCACTTGCAAGAGAGAGTTTAGCATTACAACGTAGTCAAATAGAGAGAGCCGAGCTATTAGAACCTGCACAGTTTGCCCTGTTACAACAGCAAGTGGAGATAGCAGGAGCACAGTTTGATTTGCTTCAGTCACAGATAGAAAGAGAACCTACTGAGCTTGAACAGAAACAAGAAGATATAGCATTACTTCAGGCAGAGAGAGTTGAGAAAGCATTGAAGGGTGAATTACCAATCGGTCCTCAAACTTTACAGGCTGAAAAAGATGAGTTTATCAAACTAAAAGAACAGTTAGCAAGGGCTGGTATAGATGTACAGGGTGATGATTTAGCTTCAGCTACCTCAACATCTACTGCTGGTATTCAAGCTCTTGACAGTTTAAAGAAAAGATTTGATGCTATAAAATTTGCGGAACAGCAAGGTGCTATTACTCAAGGACAATCGTTATTGTTGCAAGGTGCTGGTGCTATAGCAGATATAGAACAACGTAGATTAGGTACAGCATTTGGACAGTCAGGAGCATTGTTGCCACAGCAACAGCAGTTTGGTTTGTTTGACCCGACAGCTAATAGGCTTAATCAGATAGGTGCTGCTTCTCAGTTAGGTTTTGGAACATCCTTTCAGGGATTTGGTCAGTTATCTAATAGCACAGCACAGGCTTTACAACCTTTTCAGTTCCAAAGAGGGTTACAATTTCAAGCTAATCAGATTGGTTCTCAAAATCAAGCTGCTTTATTTGGCGCTGGTATTGGTGCTGCTGGCAGCATACTTGGTGGTGGATTAGCAGGTCGTTAATAGGAGGAAACAATGGTACAAAATGCAATAACACAAGGAGTACAGTTAGGAACAAATAATGCTCTTAATTTCTTAGCTATAGGTAGGCAGAAAAAAGAAAGAGAAAGAAGGGAAGCATATGCTGATGTTGCGTTGTTTTCTGAAACAATTAAAAGTATAAAAAATCCAGTAGAGCAAAAGAAACAAATTGATGAATATACTAAAACAAATCCTATATTTGAAAATAAAGAATTTGCAGGTTTAAAATTAATATTAGATGATATGGCTGTTGCTGCTGATGATAGGGTAAAAGGTATAAATGAAAATACTCAATTAATGGGTAGTGTTGTTAATCTTATAGACCAAATAACGTCACTCCAAACTACGAGAGCAGGGAGTTTACCATCTGAAGGTTCTGCACAAAGTCGTGGAGAATTTGACCCAAGCATATTAGAAGTTAATGCAGATGATACATTAAAGGAAGTTCCAGAAGGTTCTTTTTTAGGTGCTGGATTAACGAGACCAGAAAAAACTTCTAAGTTAAATGCCTTAGAAAAAGAATTGTTAAATGTAGGAACAAAGTATGCTGCAAGCTCTGACAAATATAGTAAAGAAGGTTCTACACTTGTTATGGCTCAAATAAGAAAGGTTCTTAATAGGTCAACTGATGAAGATACTAAATTGTTTGCTCAGATTGAAGGAGAAGAAAGAGCAAAAGTATCAGCTCAAAATACTACAAACTCTATTGGGTTATTTCAAAATAACTATGATATGAGAATGAAGAAACTTGAAAAGATAACTGACCCTGCTGAACGTAGTAAAGTTCGTGACCAAATAGTGTTAGATGCTTTTAATCTTATACAAAGACAGCCAGATGAAGCAAGTAAGAAAAGAGTAAGAACTGCTGTACAAGCAAAGGATAAAGACATATTTGCTGACATAGAAGACTCAAGTGTAAAACTTGGCTTTATGAATAAGTTTAGAAATAAGAATACAGCTCTTAATACAGATAATATATCAAGAAAAGATATGCTTAAATTCTACACTGAAGAGATGTTTAATGTAATGGTAACTCCCATTGGTGGAGAGAATGGGTTTGGCAACAAACAAGAAGCACAGGACACTCTTACATTTATAGGTAAAATGATGGGAGACTTTAAGCCAGATAAAAGGGTTCAAGCTGCAAAAGATTTTACAGAAGATTTCGAAGAAAGGTTTAAAGGCTCTAAAGTAACTAAAGAACAGTATCTACAGTTTATGCAGATTGTAGCTAAAGACCCAAGTAAAGCTACACAAAAATTAACATCAAGTAAATTCTTATTTGATACAGAAAGTAAATTAGTAACACAGAAAAAATCATTGATAGGAGAACTAAGAAGAATAATACAAGGTGATTCTGATGCTGATACTCTTATGAAATTTATGAGAGCGAAGGGTTTGACAGTTCCAAAACAAGCAGATGCTCAAACAGTAACTAATCTTAAACAAGGTTTAAAGGATGAACTTAATAGGGTTGAAGAACAGTTACAAACTATTCGTACCAAGCAATCAAGTATCACAATAGACCCTGAGAATCCAGAAGCTCAAAAGATTAAAGCTGATATAACTGAAAGATTAGCTAATGCAAAATCAGACGAAGAGCGAGAGAAAATAAGACAAGAAGGAAGAGACCGTATAAATAAATTATTTAGTACAAAGTAAATGCCTCTATCAGTTGCAGACATAGACGCTTTCTTGTTTGATAAGAAAGCAAGAGACCCTATAGATGCTTTTCTTTTCGGTGATATTAAAAAAGAAGAAGAAGAAAAAACTGAAGAGGAAAAATCTATTGATGACTTTCTTGGCTTCCAGCCTGAGTCTATAGCTGAACCTGTACCTATTCCTGATGACCAAAATGTATTACCTATCCCAACATCTTCTGGTGTAGCCACACAGAACGTAAGTACCTCTGAATCTGTAACACCTTTACCTGATGAAGATGAAGTTTCTTTTACTAAAGATGTAATAGAACCAACAGCAAAAGATTTTGCTGCAACAGTTGCTAAAGCTGGAGCAGGATTCGTAAAGGGAGCTACTATAGGAGCTATTGATTTAGAGACAGGTGAAGTTGGCGTTCCATTTGGTGATGTTATTTTTCAAACAGATAATAATTTACGTGAGTTACTTACTGAAGTAGGAGCAAGTGATGAGATAGTAAATAATGAATGGATTGGTATGCCAATGGAAATGCTTGGCACAATAGCTCCTTGGTCAGTCGTATCTAAAGCTATCTCATTTCTTGTTGGTGCTCCTAAATCTTTAAGAGCAGCTAATGGTTTAAAAGAAATAATGAAAGGAGTAGGAAAGAGGGCTGGAATAGAAGCTACTGCTGGTGGTGTTGTTGGTGGAGCAAAACCTATAGACACACCAGAGAAAACCACTCCCGATATACTTGAAGGTATTGTTGATTTAGATGAAGTTAAACAAGAGAGTAGGTTAGAAAACATATTAACTACCGCTGCTGTAGGTGCTGGTTTTAGTCTGATTGCTGATTCTATCCATGCTATTGTTGTTAAGTCTGGTATAAGCAAAACAGGACAGTTTGATAAATTAAGAAAAGAACTTTCAGAATTATTCTTTGGTAGTGGTAAAGTTAGTAAACAAGCTGCTGATGATTTAGCTGATACAGCTATTAATAATGTTGTTAATAAAGCTGGTGGATTTGAGAATCTCAGTAAAGGTGTTATCAAAAATGCAAGAACTATTGTCAAAGAAGCTAAAGCTGGCAAGAGAACCCAACCTAAATTAGAAGGTAAAGCTGAAGAGCCTACTCCAGAGGGAGATTTCCTTGTATTAAAGAAGCTAAAAGAAGAAAGTGCTATTGCTAAAAAGATTAAAGCAGAAGCCAAGCCAACACTTACTGAAAGTAAAACAGAAGTTACTATTGATGATGAGACAACTATAACTGAAGTTAAATCGACAAAAAGTCCAGATTTAAAAATAGTGAAAAAAGCACACATACAAGAACTAAAACAAAAAGAGATAGAAACTTTATCTAAAAAACATAATGTATCCCAAGCAGAAGTCATTCATTTAGGGAAAGAACATATTGAAGCAATAGAAGAATCAGATTTAGGATTGCCTGATGAAGCCTTTCAAACTACTTTTGACTCTGTTGATACCATTCTTGATATAAAAGGTAAACCTTTATCTGAATTAACACCAAAAGAAAAAATTCAATTTGAACAAGAACAAAAAGAAAATGTTCAACTATTTAAACAAGCAGAAAAAGAAGCTGCAGAAATAGGCATAGTATTTGAAGGTGATAAATTAATAGTTGGGAAAAAAGAAATAGCTAAGATTATTCCTTTTAAAAAAGATATTAGAAGTAAAACATTAACAGACGTTCAAAAGAAAGCTGGAATCTTAAAAGCTACTTCTCATTTCAAAAACTTAACTAACAAGCTCAAAGGAAAGAAAACCAAAGTTGTAAGGAATGATGGGATAAAATCTTTAGCCAAAACCAACAAAGGAGTTATCTCATTAAACATTAAAGCTATTGTTGACGATTTTCACAATGATATGGCGTACCTTGATGGCAAAGGTAAAGGTCTCCTTGAAGCAACATCAGCACAAAAGAAAGAGGTATTTAAAAATATTGATATACCTGCATTAAAAAAACAAATAGGTACTGTTGAGAAATATGAAGAGTTTATTTTTTGGCATGAAGCAGCACATATTGCAAACAAAGATGCTACAAAGTATCCCCGTAAAAAGGGTAAGATTGATTTGAGCCATCCAGATGCTATAACCATTGAAAGAATTGCTAATAAGTTTGCAGCTCAAAAGATGGGATTTGAGTTACCAGAAAGAGATTTAACTCCAGAAGAACTCAAAGCAGCAGAAAAAAAAGCACGAGAACTTGTAGCCAATGAAAGACAAGGAACTCCTGCGATTGATAGAGAACCTCCTATAGTTACTAATCCTGATGGTAGTGTCCAGCTTAATTCATTAGCAAGCGGTATAACTTCTCTTAATCCTAAAAAAATTATTCTACCAGTAGGTAATGTTTTTCATAATTTCTTTGCTAAAGGGCAACCAAGAATAGGTTCACGGGAATATGATATATCTCGTATAGCAGCAGAAAATTATGTTAAGGATGGTCATATAGGAGCTTTCTTTGCAAAACAAACTGCTGAAACTATAGATAAAGGGATGCCTGATAAAGAGAAAAGAACAAATGCTTCTTCTATGTTTGACAATCGGTTAGAAGTTATAACGGATGGCAAGGTATATAACAAGAAACAAGCAGAGATAACTCCTAAGAAAGAAGACTACAAGACAAAAGAAGAACATCTTAATGCTATTCGTCTATGGGCTTCTGCTGTATCTACTCATACAAAAGGAACATTAAGGAGAGCTTTTAACCAAGATAAACTAACTCTTGGTACAAAGAAAATTAAAGTAAGAGGCAAGGAAAAGGTAATTCCTAAACCTATACCTGCCAAGTTATTTAAACAAATAGAAGAAATGATTGATTTGAAAAATAGTTTCTATTCGGAAGCTGAAGCTAAATTTATAGAAGAAATGAGAACAATAACAGAAGCATATAGAGAAAGATTTAAGGAAGCTAATATCGAAGGATTCAAGTTTGAAGAGGCATACTTTAGTCACATAATTATACATACTAAATCTCCTAAAGGAGATACTGTTCGTGTTGGATTTGATGAAGGTGCTGACCTGAGAACTGGTGGAGAAACTATAATTAAAGAACGTAAGAGAAACAAGTTTGGCAACACTCTATCCCTTGATGGGTTAGAGGCACAAGGTTATACAGTTATGCGTGATGTAAGAGATGTCTTTGCACAATATGTATATCAAGCTGAAGAAGTATTAGCGGCTAAAGCATTTGGTGACTCATTGTTAAATGCTAAAATCAGCCCTACAGCAAAGCAGCGAGAAAAGATATTCAATGAAAATAAGCTAAGAAAAAAACAAGGTAAAAAAGAATTAACTGAAGAAGAAATTCGTAAGGATTTTTCAGACCCTCTTGTTGTAACTGCTGAATTTCTGGAAGCTAAAAATATAGAGACAACTGAAAGTTCTTTAAAGATACATCAGCTAAGAGCTATTCATGATATGGAAATGCTTAATTGGTCACAAGGAACTGGTCTTAAAAAGTTTAAAGGTAAGATGTATATACATGAAGATGCTTGGCATAACATAGACAATGTTATAAAGAGAGGTAATCAACAAGCAGATATAATGAATAAGTTGGATACTGCAAGGTTCTTTATTAAACGTATTCTTTTGTTTAATCCTTTAATACATGGATTCAATGTTGAGTCTGGTGCAATTATGGCTATGGGTCACAGGTGGTTTATAGATAGACTTCCTTCTTTGCTTACAGCTAACCAGATTAAAGCTCTCAAGAGTCCTTTAGGAAAGATGACTGAACAGGAACTTAATGCTGTTATGTTAGAAATGCTACAGAATAAAATGGTTCTTGAAGGATTGTATGATTCTAACCAAGCAATAAAGTCTGATACATTTAAAGTCAAACTGATACAAGACAAAGGGTTTAAAGCTGCTATGAATAGGCTTGTTACTAATCCTATCAAAGTTGCGGGTCAATTAGGTAATACTATATTATGGGATAAGTGGGTTAAGACAGTTCAGATGCAAATATATATCACACTTCGTAACAGATTTATGACTGATGGCTTTCCAATAAGACACATACCTAAACAGTTTAGAGACCATGAAAACGTAAAGAATATAATCAAAAAGTATCCTGTTAGTGCTGTAGTTCTTAAACCAATAGATGTATTAGTTCATGGTGAGCTACCAATAGTAGGTGGTAAACTTGGAAGAAGAGCTATGTCAAAAGCAGATGCAGGGTTAGCGGCTGCTGTTATGGCAAGTGATATAACAGGTATATTACCTATAACATTTTTCACACGGAAGCAAAGATTTATATTAAATCAGTTGTTACTTGCTCGTAACTGGAACACAGGTTTGTTTAGAAGTTTAACTGGTGCATTAGGTACTGTACATAATACAGAATATGGAAAGTTTATTCCAAAGCCTTTAAGAATAGAAGGTTTTTCAGATGAACAATTAAGAAGTATAGGCAGGGAATATCGTTGGTTCTTATTAAGAGGTCTTGTTTATGCTGTTACGTTTGCTAATGCAGCGCAGTATTTATGGTTAGATAAGTACCATCATGCTGAAAGAGAAGAGCTGAATAAACGATTAGATGAATTACAAAAAAGAAAAACTTCTGCTGGTAAAGACCAGTTAGCTAAAGATGTTGAGATACGTATTATTAAAGCAAGGCTTGAATCTATTACACCACATCCAACATGGAAGAATGAAGCAGGGCATTGGCTTGACATAGATACTGGAATAAAAGATTCTAAAGGTGGAAATATATACTTACGTAGTTGGCTCTTTAGAGCTATCCATGACTATGCAAAACTTGCTATGTTTGAACCACTTAATTATATTACTCCTAAAGCAGAGCCACTTATGAAACTGCTAGGTTCTCTTATATTTAATCACACGCCACAAGGAATGGTTATTATTGCAAAAGGCATGACAGCTCCAGAAAAAGCAGAAAAATATGCAAGGTTTATTACAGAATCAATTACACCTTTTGATACATTCTTAGGAAGAGAAGACCAAGTAAGAACATGGTTAGAAACATTAATCGTTTTTACGGGTACGCATACAGTTAGTGGAGCTAAAGTTGGTAGTACAATCCCTGCTGTTAGAAACTTTTTATCTGAGTATGTTAAGGAATATAAGCCAAGAATACAACATATGTCAGATGTAGATAGAAAAGCTATGAATTTGAAGTTCCGTCAAGGAGATGTTGAAGGAGCTATTGATGTATTTCTTAATAGTGAAGTAGTTGGATTAGAGTCATTATTAAACCAAGCAGCAAAAGTTGATAATACTTTAGGTGAAATAGTAAAAACTTCTGCTTTCTTTGAGTATCTGATAGTCAAAGATAAAACACATCCAGAAGAAGTAAAAGAATTTCTTAAAGGATTAGGCGTAGAATACTATAAGAACTTAGGAACTCCAGAAGAATTCCGATTCACTAATGAGAGCGAAGTTAAGGCTCAACGTAATCCTGATGGTACGATTAAATTCTAATCCTTAGTCCAATCACCTTCTTGAATAAAGTGACATCCGTTAACCAGCTTAAACTTGGTCATCATGTCTTTAGGGTTCACACCAGACATAGCCCAATTCTTACATTTCACTATCTCTAATGTTCCATGACTAACATTCAAATAGAGTCTTGGTTTCTCTAAGGTCGCCAATCCTCCTTTGCCTAATTCATTCCCCTTCTTTCTTTGGATAGCTATAATGGCTATGCCTGTGTCTAATTTATCATACACCTGTCTTATCCAACCACCTATTTTCCACATCTCATCATGGATTTCCATGTAATCTATAAGGTTAATACCATCTGGTTCTATGACATCAGCGAAGTTTTGTGACCTGTCTTTGGCTATAAATCCCTGTTTTTTCCACGAATCTAACGGTCTGTTGAAGAAACTGAGTCGCCTTCTAAGCTCCCCCTTGCCCATCTCAGAGGAAAAGTACATCTTAGGTAGGGGTAAGGGTAGGTTCATTTCAGCTATGTTAAGCATGAGGGCTGTTTTCCCTGCATCTGGTTCTCCTGCGAGGACGATTATGTTCTTAGGATATGTCTCAAAATACTTCTCTATTCCAAGAGGATATTTGATAGGAAAGGCTTTTTCATCAGCATTTTCATAGTCTATGGTATTACATACCTCCTCAATCTTCCTGTACGACCCTGTAGACCCTGTATTACGGGCTACAGACCCTTCCTTGACCAGTCTTCCTAACACCACTCTTACAGAGGATTTATCAGAGGTTGTAGTCGCTCCTAAGTCATTGTAGACATCATTAATTCTGAAGTTACCAGATGCCTGACTCACCCATAATCCTATTTCATCATTCCATTGATGGTCTTTACGTGCTGCCCTTTGCAGGGCAGATGTAACCTTTTGTTTTGCTTCATCTAAAGAGAACTTTGGTTGGCAATAATCAGCTAATATATTAACAACTTGTTCCACTTTAGTTGACAACATCCCTGCTTTGACAAGACAGTTTGCTACATGAAACAGGTCTTCATCTCTTGTTCCATTTTGGAACATTTTACCTATGACGTTGCTTATATAATTGTTGACTTGAATCTGCTGGATTAACGTTAGATATGACTGAGGAAATGCTGGTCGTTCTATTATACTTGGTTTAACATCCCATGTATAATCTCCCCATACTCCTGTGTGCCTATGCGTACCTTTGCTTGGAGGTAAGAGGACATATCCTTTCTCTGCTCTAACATCTGAGCCAGCAACAGCTTTTACTCTATTGCCAAGTTTCTGAGGACATTTAAAAAAGTAATGTAGACCTCCACTTGGTGTCTTGGATATGGGGAACTGTAATCCTTGAGGTATAAGTTTGTCTATATTATTCTTTTCTTGTATATCATCTACATCTATAACGGCTAAATCCGATACTGCTCCTGTTACTGCTGCTATATTTGCTGTTGGGTACTTTTCCCACCATTCTAATATCTGGTTTTGTGATGCTCTTTTAGTTTGATATGGTGTCCATTCTACAATAGCTTTTTTATTCTTTGCAACTGGTATTATACTCCAACCCATACGTTCTGAATAGCTTGCTGCAACTTCTCCAAGTGTCATAGTATCTCCCCCTTTATGTTAGTGTGAACGGTTGCTAACGGTACTTGACAATATGCATAGGTATCTTTGCTTTTACATGAGTCACATAGCCTATTATGATTTCCTTTAGATATGAATTTCTTATCACACTTTAAGCATTTTCTTTCTCTTATATTCAAGTCACCATATCCTGCCATATTTCTGAACTCATTGACAGATTTTAATTCTATTACTTTTGCTGTTTCTCCTCTTCTCACATTCTCCTCAATTCATATTAGGTAAACTTCTATAGATTGTCATAAGATGATTTTGTATATACTTCTTACATTCAGGACAGACATCATTTTTAAACACAAACAAAACAGCTTTGATAGTCATTAGTCCTTCTATCAAATCTTCGTTAGCTATATCAACATAGTCTTCAGGTGAAGTTGCTTCCATTATTTTTACCATTGTTTCTGCTTTCATTTATCTCCTATCCACAATTTACACAAGTGCCGCAATTAGGACACACTCTATTTTCAGTTATTGTATCACAACAATCACACTGTTTCATTCTCATTATGTTTCTCCTTATGACATTGAATACAAAGGGGTTGCAGTACTCCAGATAGAAGTCGTTTTCTAATTGTTTCTGCTAAATCTGTCCAATCTATTCCGTCTTTATGATGTACTTCTAATTTAACTTCTTTACCTTTTGCAGTACTTTGTTTGATACCACATATGGTACAACAGTATTCAGAATCTTTTAATGCTTTAGCTCTTTCTCTGGAGCGTAACCAGAGTTGACGTAGAACATTTTTAATCTGAGATACGGGTGTTATTGGTTTCTTTCTTGATTTCTTTTTAGAAAGGTTCTTCATATCCCTTTAATGCTAAAAGTTTATCTCTTACTTTAATCATCTGTGGTACTGTAAATCCTACAGGATACGAGTCTTTGGTTACACCTTTTTTGATTGCTGTTATAGCTCCTTTAGTTATTTTCTTTTCATCTATGATTTGTTCTATCTGATGAAACAATGCTTCTTTGTCTGAAGAGGATACATGAGGAACTACATCTTTAGCTGTATTATCCTTTTTATATTTTTCTGATGCTGCTCTTATCGCAGGATAATGAGATTTTTCTGTCGGATTAGAAACTGATTCATGGTCAGCATCTTTTGTATCGTCAATACCAAATAAACCATTTAGTGCATATTTACGAGCATAAGAAGAGGTTGCTCCAGTAAGCTGTGCTAAATCCATACCCTTTTTAAGCTCTGCTTCTCTTGCAAAAGCTGTAGCAGTTATTGATTCTTGTTCAACACATATAGATGCTTCAGCTTTAATATAGTGTCTTTCTCCCATGAGAAAGAGTTCATCATTTAACTTTATGTAATACCCATCTGGTAAAAGTTTTTTTACAGCTTCAACAATATCTTCACATGACCGATACTTGTATCCACCAAATTTATTGGTTTGTCCTTTTGGTGCTTTTAAATTCTTTTGGATACTATGAAGAACCCTACCTATTGTTGGTTCTTTTATTTCCATAAATCTCCTTACATAAAATAATAGTTACATTTGTTATACAGTTCTCTTGCTAACCAAGCATCGTGCCTACAATATTCTTCAAGCACATCCCATTCTTCATTAGCAACCATATCTGGAACATCTGTAGCTTTGCCACATTTAACTCCGATACCAAATAGGCTTGAGTAGGCTTGTAACGATTTTGCTTTAGCTAAATCTCCACCACAAAGTATATACATCATGTCTGTAATATTGTCTCCATACTTTTTGATAGGAATTAATCTTGAACTTTTAATACCAAGTTGTATACTTCGTGTAAATATCAATGGCAAATCATAACCTTTGATATTGAAACCACCAATTCTACCTTGTGATTCTTCAACTACTCTCCAAAATGTTCTTAGTATTTCTTCTTCATCATTGACTGTGCTAATACTCATATCGCCAATCCAAAATGCTCCACAAACTATACGAGCATAGAAAGGGTCAACAGTCATTTTGTCTTTTAGTTTTTCGTAGAACTCTATTTCTCTTTTGTCTTGTTTTTCAGAATCTTTAATTCCTGCGTGTGGCTTGTATTGTGGTAATGCTTCTTTAGGTATGTCTTCACGTGCTACAGCTTCTAAATCAAAGAATGGAATTTCTGTGGTCATAAATCTCCTTTAGGTGAGACAAATAGTGTCTCATACAATGTTTTCTAATTCAAGGCTAAAGTCTTCTGCTGAATTAACTAAATCATCTGCATTTGATTTTGTATTTTCTGCTTCATCTTTAGCGTCTTTACATTTTTCTTCAGCTTCTTCTACATTATAAATTACATCATCAAGTTGGTCTTTAAGGCTGTTTGCTTGGTCTTCTATATCATCAGCGTGTTCTTTTAACTCACTAAATATTTCTTCAATAAATGTTACAGCTCCACTTGCATTGTGTCTTTCATCCCTTGTAAACGTATCAGACATATCTAATGCTGATTGCTTTACAAATGCTTTTAACAATTCTAATTGTCTTTTTAACTCTGTCATGTTTTCACCTCCCTCTAAAAAAGAATATTCCTTGCAAAAAAGAAAGGAATATGATTTGACTTGTTATCTGTTTTCTGATTAACTAAGAACATGGATAAACCCGTCAAGATAAACTTTGCTCCAAAAGAGATACCGATTGAACTATTGATTTCGTATCAACAGAAGAAACTTAGTGGTACAGACATAGCTAAGATTGTTGGATGCTCAGATTCTAACGTAAGAAAACGTCTTGCTGAAGCTGGATACCCAATCCAGAAAGCTAAGCATTTTAAAGAGCATGAAGCTACTATAATTGGTCTCAAACGCAAAGAAATACTGGAGAGCATATCAGAAGGAGACAAGAAAAAGGCTTCTTTAATGCAGAAAGTGACATCTTATGGCATATTATTCGATAAGCAGAGGGTTCTTGAGGATAAATCTACTGAAAACATAGCCTTTTCAGGTCGTCTTGAAGAAATTCAGGACACTAAGGGCAAAGTGTTAGACATATTAAAGAGGCTCAGAACCCCTGCCTTATCACACAATACCCCTGAGACCTCTGAGGATGCTCTATAATGGTCTATCATCAAATTCCTTCATAGTTCTTGCTTCAAATGTACTTAGAAAGGCTAATTCACAAGCAGCATGATATAAAGGGCTTTTACCTGTTTCTTCATCTACTTGTTTACCCATCCACCAATCCCATAAGTGACGCATTAAAGCACCAAAACATCTGGAATAGTTAATACCTTTTTCCCAATTTCTATCTGCATATTTAGTTGCTCCAAATGTTAGCACATCTGCTGTACCTTGTAAAAACTCTGCTGGCAGTAATTCATATCTTGTTTTGCCAGTATCATATTTGTTGCCTTGTTCTAATTCACATTTAGCCATTTTGATACTCCTCTCCAAGTTCAGGAACAACTGATTCACATTGTTGTTTGATTGAATTTATTAAATTATTCACTAAAGCTAACTTAACTTCTAAGCTAACATCCCCCGTTGAATATTCTTTAAGATAAGAATGAATCTCCCTCAGAGCAGATTCAAGCTCTTCAGTCTTTAACATAGCACTAACTAATAAATAATCATATTTCTTCCTCAATTTTCTTTTCTGTTTATTTGTAACCATATCTCCTCCTATTAAACAGTAGCTGGTGGATGGCAGGTTTGCTCAGAATCTGCATTGTTCAACAGACTATTAGTGTCTATTTCAACACTTACATATTATTGTACTCACCTATCACACCCACCAAGCTACCTGATGATGCCCTCTGCTCTATAGACTTTGCTGACGAATATTTCTCAGACTAACAGAGGAAGCTCATGTAAGTCGTTAGCCTTTTAATGACTATCGTTAGAGCCGACTGCATCACTTTTTCTTTTTAACATGATTAATAATCTTTTCTATTGTCTTACCAAAGAAATACTCAGCAAAACCTATGATATTTGCCTCACTTTTCACGCATATATCATATTTTATTGGTTTCTCATCATCTTCCCAATAAGAATCGAAGTGAAAGCAACAGTGAAGAATCTCATGGAGTAGTATTTTATAGAGTTTAACTGAGTCACCAATATTATTATGATGTATCCACACTACGGCTTTCCCTTGAAACATATAAGACAGCCCTTCCATATCTTCAGTGTTGTCAGGGAAAGCGTTATCTATTTTTAGTTTCTTTTTGGCAAAGGTGTTGCAGGTCTTTAATGATGTACCTAAGAAAAAAGTAATTTGACTTTCAGTTCTCTCGTCTTTAACTGTGAACTTCATCTTTCCACCATAGCCAGTAATTTTTAATGTTCAAAGTTATTGCAGGGATAACAACTACAAGTAAACCATACATCTCAAAGTGAATAGCTGAGATGACCCACAAAGCATTTGCAATAACATTTGTAAGGAATCCACATTTCTTCTTACTACCTATAAGATGTAAGGAGATTAATTCAAGTAACCCTGCTATCCAATCCATTATTCTCCTTTATCCCAAAAGTTTTCACGCCATATATTATGGGTTAGGCAATCTACATCAAGTCTTGAGCCTTGATATGACTTATCTGTAACTGATTCATATTTATCTAAATTTGGTATAGAAGCCATTCTACTTCCGTAATTTTCCTCACAATGACACCATTTACCTTTATCTTTATAACATTTAGCACAAACATAATTGCTCATCCTTCTCCCTTTTCATTAACCCATCCTATATGTTTTGCAGGATTGCCTACAACAACAGAATAATCTTTTACATCTGTTATCACTACTGCTCCAGCACCTACAAAAGCATATTTTCCTATTGTATTACCACAAACTATTGTTGCATTTGCTCCAATGGTTGCTCCTTTTTTAACTAAGGTTGGCAAAAACTCATCTTTTCTTTCAATAGCTGCTCTTGGGTTATATACATTAGTAAACACACATGATGGCGCACAGAAGACCTTATCTTCTAAAGTAACGCCTGTATATACTGACACATTATTCTGTATTTTGCATTTATTACCTATCTTTACTCCAGCACCAATCATTACATTTTGTCCAATTACACAATCATATCCTATCCTTGCTCCTTCTAATATATGCGAGAAATGCCATATCTTAGTTCCTTCTCCTATTCCAACATTTTTATCAACAAAAGAGCTTTTATGAATATTTATCATTATAAATATGTTCCTTTTCTACATTAAAACTAAAACTTGAACAATCATTTTCATCAAATCCTGATGTATTCTGATTTTTGATTCTATGTGTAGCTTCTATAATAGCATTTTCTAAATCAGTTTCACTTTCTCCGTATGCCTCAATTTTAATAACTTTTTTGAACATATTTATATCACTACCTTTTCAACATCCGTTATATCATCATCTTTGCCATGAATAACTAAGTAACCCATTTCAACAGGGTCATACATAGCTGCTTCTGCATAGGTTGTAGCTCCTAACAGATTAGCTTTCATAAAACTACCTGTATTGCCATACCACCTGTCATCTTCAGGAACAAATCTTGAACGTGATGGTCTTTTGGAATACATTTGTTCTAATTTCTTTTCATCAGACATGATGTGAAGACGTTGCATTGGTTTGGCTATCATTAGTTTATGTGTGTGACCCATAAACATTCCGATACAATCAGCAGATTTGTTCTTTAGCTTACGTTTTATTGCTTCAAGCATATATCCTCTTCTTCTGATTATGTCTCCAGCAGATGACCTGATTGCCCCAGCGCCATGAGCAACATATATCTTATACATCATTTTGCTTGGTTTTCCAATAGTTTTCAAACTAATAACACTTGAGAATGTACCGTATGGTACTGCCAACTTATCACATATTGTTCTAACTTTGTTCCCATAAGTCCTTGATAATGAACGGTCATGGTTACCTTCTAATATAGTTATTATCTTGTCCTTGATAGGTTCAATAGACCTTTGAAATGCTTCATATTGATATTCTGGCAATAACATATTCGGGTCTGCTATATCTAAATCAAAGAACTTATGATTAAGCGGTCGACCTTCAATCAGGTCTCCCATAATTACACAATAAGCATTTTTATCATTCTTTATTAAACTGATTACATGGTTAAAACCGTCTTCATTGTGAGCTATAACACCTTTGTGTATATCTCCAATTAAATAAATCTTATGTTCTTTTTGTATTTCTTTACTAATTAATTGCATAATAAATATCCTTTTTTCATATATTGTTTTTCTAACATAATTTCGTGGCATAGTTGGCAAAGTCTGCTGAATGTATCATATTCTGGATTCATTTTTTTTCTACAACTTTGACATTTACCATCAATTTTCCAAGACTTTTGTTGTTCTTGTGTTGCTTCTTTTGAATGTTTTTCGCAATAATTAACATTAGTTTTTGTTACTTTTTTAGGACATCTTCTGCATATCCCAAGTAATTTTCGTTTCAATCTCCACTTAAAAAGATAACATCTTGATACTGACCAACCTTTTGTTACTCTTGATTGAAATTCTGTTTCTACTAATTGTTTAACTATTGGTAGACGTTGTTTTATTTGTTTGGTCATTATCATCTTTGTGTATGGTTTTCCCATTTTCCTCCTTTCTATGCAATATATAATCTACGGCTTTAGTTGCTTTACTTGCAGCCCATACAACTAAGTTCTTATCATCTTTAATTGCTTTCATCCAATTCTTAATATACGCAACTTGATTATCAAATTCCTTGTCAAATCCAGCTTCAGCACATAAGAATGAATTACCTATTTCAGCTACCAATTCCTCTCGGTGATAATTGTGACTTGTATCCTTATCTGTTGTTCTGTTAAGCCTGTCTTTATGCTTAGTAGCATGAACAAACTCATGTGCTAATGTGTCTGCATATCCTGTCAATGCAGGAAAGTCACCTATCTTTGGCATATTGACATAGTCTTGGACAGGGCTGTAGTAAGCGGCAGAACCTCCGTGTTTTAACGTAGGACATTTAGGCATATCCATGAGCATTTCAATTAGTTTCTCAGCAGCTTCATTTTTCTCAATAGATGGCTTTGCTTTAGGCTTTGGGAAATCTATATCTTCAATATCTTCTGAGTTAAATACATTTGAATAACGTAGAAATGGTATGTGTTTGTCGTCACCTGTATCTTTATCTTTAATATCTAATATTTTCCAAAATACAATTTGTTCTGCTTTACTACCTTTCTTTAGTTTACCTCCACGTTGTTTAATCTGAAGAAACGTCATCCAATATGGTGTACTGTAGTTAGACAAACCAAGAAGTAACTGGTTCATGCCATTGTACTTTTTGCCAGAATGAAAGTTCTGGTTGTTAAAAGATGTTTCAGAGTTCCACGGTTTTTTCCACGGGATTGTGCTATTTTCGAGAGCATTTACAATCTTGTCCGTGATGACTTGATGCAAGTCGAAATGCTTTGTCGTAGAGGTTAACTTCGTAGGTGATTCTGTCTCTGAGTTGTTGGTTTTCGTTTCTAAGCTCATCATTCTCCTTTATATACTTGTTAATAGTTTCTGCTATTTCAACCACAGCTTGTTGACTTTGTTTGTTCATATCTTCCTCCTACATCAATAGTGGTTTCAGCATATTCTATGTCATACCATTCCCTGCCTATTAGATTACAATTAGCACATTCGAATGGATACGTTAGGCTATCTTGGTAATATTCTTCTTGACTATAAACTAAAACCTCACTTTTGCAATTAGGACATTTACCTTCATTAAATCTCATGCTTTTCATGTTTATCTCCCAATAGATAATAATTCTTTCTGTTAAGAAAAAGAATTTTAGCTTACTTGTTTTCTTTTTCTATTTTGTCTAACAATTCATTTGCTGTACCTTCAAATAGTATTTCTTTTGGTTTATCTGTTGTTACTTTAATCTTAATTTGACCTTTTGGTGATTCTGAAATGATATAGTTATATTCTTCCCAACAATCTTTTGAACCAGCAGGATAACAATAAATTCCTCCAGCTTCTTCTTTAAAATGTTTAAACATAGAAGCAGCAAGGCAACCCATACCATTAAAAATAGTTCTATTTTCATCCATTCTGATTCCATTTACTATGCTTGCATCAACAAGCCATTTAGCTAATTCGTAACCATGTCCATCTAAGTACCCATCAAATTGACGATACATAACTGTTAATTCTTTTTTTCCATCTTTGATTCTTGTTAATGAACGTGTTCCCATATTATCTCCTTTTAATAAGAATTATTTCTTTCTTCATTTTCCAATGCTTCTCTATCGGCATCTTCTTCTATAATATCCCATTGTTTACTTGTAAAGCCATCCATGTGTGTTATTGGTTGACCGCATACAGGACAAGATGATTCAGATGAACTGACGGGTTCACAGAAGTTACTACAGGTAAATTCACTCATATTAGTACCATTCCTCTTTATGCTCTGGTTCAATAGGTTCATCAACATCACATTGATTATAGAAGTCAAGTATCATTGGGTTAAACTGTGCTAATTTTGCAGACTGACACCGTTGGCATACAAGACATAACGGGATACCACGACCATCATATTCCCACCATGTTGACTGTTCTTCATGTTGACAATGTTGTAGTTCTTTGTTTATCATTTGGTCTCCTTTATTGTTGTCATTAATTCCTTAACTACTTTTTCATGCATATCATTTGCTTGGTTGTCGTCATCTATGTTATCTATAGTCCAATTTGAATTGAACTGTATTGGTTGTGAAACGTCTGCATCATAATATTTTTTATCTTTTAAATTAGCTTTAAATGCCATTGTTTCATAGTATCTTTTATATCCAATTTCATCATACTTACCTTCTTCTAATGGGTTTTCCATTAAACCTACTGTTGATACAACAATCTTTTTGTTTTTATATTCAATTAATGTGTTTCGGCGAAACTTGCATCTCATAGCACAAATGAAATGTCCTGCCCATCCTCTTTCTGTGCGTTTTGCTGGTCTCATTTTTGTTTTCCTTTCGTAAATAAAATTTTGCAGACTGAATCCATGTGCCTCAACCCACTGTCTGGTTGTCTATTATCTTTGATTAGTTTGTGAACAATAGTGAACATATAAATTATTCTCTTTACAATGAACTAAAACAAAAAAAAGCTCTGATACCAGACATCCCTGTCCGATACCAGAGCAGATATTTAAATGATGGTTTGTATTACTGAGAATATGCCAGAATCTTTAGCATACCAGTTAGCATTCCTTGCTTGTTCTATGATGTCGCCTTTGTCCACTTGGTTTTTACCCATCATTTTAACTCTTGTAAATGGTAAAGAAACTCTTGAGAAACTATCGTCTTTCATTTGACCTGTGCATTTAACCACTTCCCAATATGCGTCACGGTCAACGGTTTCCCATATCTTTTGAAGCTTTAGGTTTGTGATTCTTCTAAGGTCTTTATCGTTGTATAAAACTGAGTCGTTACCATCAGCGTCTATCTCATTTACAAAGGTTGAATCGTCAGAAATGTCATTACCAGCTTCATCATATGTTTTTACATCTTCCATAGTGTTCTCCTTTAAATATAGATTTTAGATAGGTTCTTAACGTCATTATATGTGTTGATTCTGTGAAAGACTTTGATAGTTTGTTCTTCGTTGCCAACATACATTTCCATTTTGTTACAAACTATCTTGAATATTTCCTTATGGTTACTGTTCGCCTTACCTGTTCCTTTGTCGTACTCGTAACCGTCTTCAACCATTAATTGCTTAATCCAACATAGGTGACCATCAACCGATTTATGCCTATGACGTTTATCTTCAAGCTGAAACACTGACATATCTTCGGAGTAGTATGTTGACACTTGGTGGTCATCAAAGATGTCAAGACAACTGTTTCTATCAGGGTCATGCCATAACAGTAAACTATTTGTTTCCTTGAACATCTGTTTCTCCTTTCTCTATTTGTTTGACTATGTTGTGAAGACTCTTTAGGTCTTCAATTAGGTCTAACCTACGTTGTTCCATGAACATACGAATAACATCAGTCATCTTTATCACCTGCCTTTCAGCCAACGTCTTTGGGGTTAAAAATACAATTTATAGTTAGATTGTATTTTGATTAAACAGCACTTTCTATTATTTCATCAAACTCGTAGTATTTACATATAGGTATGAAACCGTCATATATCTCACAATAGTTGTCTTTAGCTTCTTGTGTGCCAAGAGCTAAGTATTTGCAGTAACAACATTGACTGAATGGTTGCTTGTATAACATTTTATACCTCACTTTCTTTATCAAGATTTTCACAATAATTAGATTGTTTATCATAGCAAGTTTCACACATACCAGAGATTGCATATTCGTTGTTACCTTCAAGTGTGAAAATATTAGTTCCTATGATGGCGTCTTTTTTACAATTAATGCAGATGTTAAGCGTATGAGCCATTGTTAAACTCATGCCAAATGTTTTACGAGCAAAGTCATCCATTGATGCTTTAAAGCTGAATTTGTTTAGCATATTATCTCCTTTAATGTAGGTTAGTTGTGTATCTCGTAATCAAGTTCATATATTAGTGCGTCAATCAGTACATCTAATGCCAAAGAACTGTCATGTTGTTGCATATTGATAAACCAATTAAATTGCCAATTCATCTATATCACCTCCTTTCTTAAAAAATATATAATATTAATAATCATCTCCTGAGTGTAGAGTATTATCAGTGTGTTCTCACTATAAAGCTCATGTAAAACATCGATGTCGTTCCAATAAGTCAGGTGTTGAGCTATGAAGGAGTTGGAAATGAACGGTAGTGAATGACAGCGCTAATAAATTCATAGCGATAGATGAGCAGGATGTTTGGTTTGTGGATGAAGAGATATTATTATTATTATCGAAGTTGAAAGAACTATTCACTCCTATATGTACACTAAATACTTTAGTATGTGTGTACATTAGATGAAGTGGATGAAGATTGTTCCATTAACTTCTGGTATCTATTAGGAGAGTGAGTGCCTGTGATTGTTGCGGATGTTTGGTAAAACCTATGTTCTTGCTTGTCCGTGCCTAATACTATGCTGTTATTTAATATGCCCGTAGTTAAGCGTAAAGTACGCATTCGAAACTTGAATAGCTCACACTATGCATTTGCTCTTGACCTTAGACGTGTGATGTGCGTGAGATGATAGAGGGGAGGGATTAGATTTTTGGGTGCAACATTGTGTTTCAATAAGGTGTATGATTTTGTATACACTGTATGATAATTCATACACTAAATGGTTGGTGTCTCAACAAAAGGAAGCTCTTGACTCTCTGCGTATTTACGTACTCACGAGGGAACGTAAGCTCTTGATTTACTGTACGAAGAAGGGAGGGGTACGGGGGAGGAGGATTCTGTACTATATAAAACAACACACCCTCAGGATAGTAAAAACAAAAAGACCCACTTTAACTAATTGATTCTAATAACATAACTTTAATTTGTAAGCATATACAGCGCCACCTCCAGACACTAAAAACAAAAAGCATCTTTTCTTCAGCATTTTCAACACCTTGAGTATCTTGTCAATATAACACATAATTATGGTATAATGTAAACTAATGTAACAAACCCGCAACATTTCTGCAACATTCCGCAACATTTGTAACATCTGCAACAAGCGTTGTTAAAAAAGGAGTTAGAACGAAAAGAACCTAATTATCATATAATTATAGGTGCGCTTAAAATGCGTTTAAGAAGCATTTTAAGGTAGCTAATAGTATATATATACTACTATACTGTTTAGTAGTTATAAGCTATACACAATCGTTCTAAGGAAAAGCAAAAAAATGCTTGACATTTATTATGCCACGTGGTATACTGTGCGCATAAATTGGAAAGGAGGTGAAATAAATACCACAGGCTAAGAAAGGAAAGATAACAAAGATAGGCAGGAATCTAAAGAAACCCTCCTGCCAGAGATACACCATCTCCGAGAGATGGAAAGTCAACAAGAAGAGGAGAGAATGGCAAATAGCTTCAGAGTTGCCGAAATATAAAGGTATGACAAAATCGGAATATTTTAATAACTCTTTTACACAGGAGAACTAATATGGAAGTTAAGTATTGGAGGAGCTACGAGAAGAACACGCTTAAAGGATTTTTTTCAACTCAATTCGACAATGGTCTCATTGTCAAAGATATGACCTACCACATCAAGGGAGACAACAAATGGGTTGGCTTCCCGTCTAAATCCTACGAACAAGACAAAGAAACCAAATGGACTAATATCTGTTACTTTCCAGATAAGACCAGAGGTAACAGTTTCCAAGACGCTATAATCCCACTTGTTGAAAAGGCTATGAGTGAATAAAGTAATAGCCTTGCTATTCTTTTTGTCTATGTCCTGTAATGCGTATGCTCAAGAATTTATTCGAGAGCATACGTACAGGGCATCAGATGATGACTCTAAGAATGATTCAAGAAGCGCTGCATTAAAGCAAATGCAGATTGGTTTATTGTCAGAGATAGGAGTGTATATAGAATCAGAAATGCTGATGAAGTTTATGAGGAGGTTAAAACGAGATGAAAGTAGGGAGAATAATAAGGATATTCAGATTGTTTGACGAGACAGGGCTTAGAAAATTAGCAAAAGAAATTGGAATTTCAAGCGCAACATTGAGCCGCGTAGAGAATGGTAAATCTGTAGATGGTAAAACAATGATCAAGTTAATTAAATGGTTATTTTAAATGACTAACCGCCTAAATAATACCAGTGAACTCAACAATGTTAATTTTAGCGGCATTATTTCTTACGATAACTATTCCTGTTCATATTTCATGGCATAGGGATTTAGAGAGGTGGCAGGAGGAAAGGGATAGGGAGAGATTATGAAACTTAGTGAAATGAGTGGTGATGATTTAATAAAACTAAGAGAAAAATGTGTAAATAAGATAAATACTAACAAAGATAAAAGAATTGAAGAGCTTGAAGAATTATTAGAGGCTGCAGACCTTCGTAATGCTGAAATGGTGGTTGATTTAGAAAAACTTGAGAAGGCTCTTAGGGAGATTTATAAACAATCAAATGGACACATGAAAAATAAAATGGCAGTTTTTCAAAATACTAAATTTTATAATGAACTTACTGAAACGACAATAAAATCCATCAAAGAACAATGCGAATCAGCTATACCAAGTTTAAAGGAGGAAATAAAGTGAATAAAGTTTATATGCTTGTAATTCCTGAAAAATTGCATTATAAGTTAAAGATGATTGCGGCAGGGGAAAAGACAACTATGAGAGATTTAATTACAAGGTCGATAGAAAAGTTTGTAGGAGGCAAAGTTAATGGGAACAGGTGACTATAATCTGTTTAGCACAGGGAATAAAGTTTTAAAGAATAGGGAGGGTTATGATAGAACTTTTGGAGAACGTACTTCCATACTTTGCATTAACTGTGGCGTTAGTGGTGCTGACCGTTTTCATTACCATAGTGGCAACTATTACTGCACGCATTGTGCAAGACGTATTGGAATCCAAATAGAGGAGCGCCATGTACCTTAAAACATTAGTAATTTTATTCGGTCTTTTATTAGTACCAGTTGAGCATCCTCCTCCAGAGGAGATACTGACTCAAAGTCAGATAGCAAAACAATGCTTACATTTAAGAGAGGCATATCAGATAGGTAGAGAACAATATATAGATTTCCTTATTGTTAGAAAGCAGGGAGAACCAGACAGGTATAGACTATATGACCAGAAAGCTCTTAATAAGTTTCTGTCTACTGTCATGGCAACACATGACTATGTTCAATGCCTTGAAGGTGGTATTATTCAATTTGAAGTAAGAAGAAAGGATGCTATTTAATGCTGACAAGAAATAGTTTTATTAAGAGTTGTATGGTAGCGGTAGCTGCTATGTTCCTGCCTAAGATTCAAATTAAAAATGTTAGCGACAGAGCGAAAACTAACTGCGACTTAACTCACGGTAGAGTTGGATTTGCTGAAGAAATACTTAATGCTCCATTAAGAAAACCAGACTATATGCCTTTACGCTTTAGACAATATGAACAGATTAAAGAAGCATTTGGTCAACCAAGTGAAGCAACAATGGATGCTTTTAAAAAGATAAATGAAAGATGGAATAAAATAGTAGACGCTGAAAGAAAAGGTAAATAATGGGTGACTTAACAAAACATTTCTCAGCACATGAGTTTGCTTGCCGTTGCGGATGTGGTAAGAAAGTGATTGACTCACAGTTCCTACAGCTCTTGGAAGATTCAAGAGAAGGAACTTTTGTGCCTTTTGTCATCACTTCAGGAGTACGGTGTATGTCACACAATAAGGCTGTTGGTGGAAAGGAACACTCAGCACACATCTCAGGCAAGGCTGTTGACATAGAGTGTAAGGATAGCATGAGAAGGTTTAATCTGTTAAGAGCCTTGATAAGAGACTTTGACCGTATTGGAATTGCAAAAGATTTTATCCATGTGGATAATGATATAACAAAACCAAAAGAAGTTACTTGGCTTTACTAATGGCACATCAAAATAGAAAAGGGAGGAGACGACTTGGAAGTAAAAAAAGAAGAGAAATGCGAATCAGACGCAGAAAAAAGAAGTAGGTTGACTACTGAACAAATCAAGGCAGATGCGGAAAAAGATTATAGCATAAGAAACGAAACTAAAGAACAGCATGATGAACGGTTAGGATTAAAGACAGGTGATGTTTCTATTGATATACATTGTATAGCCTTTATTGTAAAAGTTATCAGGATGTATCACGAACAATGGTTACATTCTGTTCATGGGATTGCTGTATTGCCACCAGCGCAAACTAAAGCCTGTGTTGTCTCAGAGCAAAGAGTAATGGATATGCTTGTGAAGTTCTTTGAAGAAAACAAAGGTAAGCCTTTCTCTGACTTTACAGTTAAGACTCCGAAAAAAGAAGGAACTTGTGATAACATGGTGGTACAATGAACATTAAGTATTGGGGGTTGGTAGTATGTCTGATAATTCTATTTATTATTGGTTTAAAAAATTCTTTCCTGAAAAAACGGATAGCTCATCTTCTGGCAAAGGAGGAGAAGGAAGAGACAAGGAAAAAGAAGGAAGTGTTGACGGTAGCACTAAGCCCAATAAAAGAAGAAATAAAAAAGTCAAAACAGGAAAAGCACATAACAAAAAAAGAATATCGTCTGTTGCAACTTCAAGAAGAAGAAATAAAAGAAAGACTAAAGGAAGCAAGCGAGTTGTACGCAGAAGCGGTAAAAGAGGAAACTAAATTAGCAGGGAGTATAGCTTATGCAAAATCGAGAAAATAAAGATTTTTGGTTTAATATTTTTTGGTCGTTCATTATTGTAACGATAATTATTTGTGTACTAAAAACATCAGTATTCGCAGAAGAAAAAGAATATCCGAAGATGATGGAAAACGGGAATGTAGAAATGGATGCAAAGTCATTTAATAAGTTTATGAACGACCTACAGGCTTATGACCAGTTAAGAAAAGTAGATGCTGAAAAGAATATCTACATAGATAACTTAAAGGGTCAGGCAAACAAACTTCACAAGATGAACCAGAATAACGAAGAGATTATTAGGAATAACGAGAAGATAGTTAAGCGCCAAGAGAAGTTTATAGAGCTTCAACACAAAGACATAAACAGATTAATTGAAGAGAAAGAAAAAGTAGGTGAAGGTGGAATAGTGGATGATGTAAAGAAACAAGCTGCTATTCCTATGTTCATCTGGATATTATTGAGCTTGATATAGGAGGAACTATGTTTAAGAAAAAAAAGAAAAAGAAGAACACTAAGAAGTCAGGAAGCGGAGGACAGTATGGCTCATAATACTAAATCTAAAAAGCTACAATACAACCTTACGGAACACTTCAAGAAACATTCTCAGTCACACAACAGAGTAATGCGTAGAGAAATAGTTAAAGGCAAATCTGCTGATGATGCTCATATAGAGGCAAGGAAAAAAGTTAAAGAATGAATCCAGACACTATTGACGTAGATGTATTAGATTCAAAAGAAAGAGAACAGCTTGAGCAACAACTAACTCAGTATATGCATGAGTTAGATGCTGAAGAAGATTTTATAAAAGAAGAAAACAAATATGAGCATTTTGTACCTTCTGATGGTACAGTGACTCCAGCAGGGTTAGCTTTGCTACAGAAGTATCTCCAACCAGAAGACATACCTCAATCATTTGATTCACAGATAGATGCTGTTAAAGCTCTTGAGAACTACAACATACTTGGTGTCCTTGGTGCTACACAATCTGGTAAAACTAACTGTTGTGCTATTATCGGATATTGCTTAGCTACAGGCGACCCTCCTCCATCCATGAAAGATATCTTCCCGAAGAAACTATTGCCAACTAAATTTCCAGTTAAAGGCAGAGTGGTTGGCGTAGATAACCAGCAACTCCATGCAGCTGTTATCAGCGAATGGAAAAAGTTTGCTCCAAAAAAGTATTTAAAGAACGGTAAATGGGAAGACAGTTTTAATGCTGAAAAAAAGATACTTAGGCTTTACAGATATAACAAACTTCTTATAGCTGAAATTCAGTTTAATACTAATGAACAAAACGTAGACTCATTTCAAGGGATACAGTTACACTTTGTTATTTATGATGAAGAACCTAAAGAAAAGATTAGGAAGGAAAACCTTGCTCGTTTTACAACTTCCGATAGAGTTATAGAGATATTCGGATTTACTCCTACACATGGTATCTCATGGAGTAGCGAGATATTCTTTAATGAACAGACAAGTAAAAACGTAAAGATGATTAAATTAGCTTCTATAACAAACAAGAAAGCTAATCTTAAAACATTAGATGAAATATGTTCTCAAGAGACAGATTATAATAAACTCAAAATGCGTTTACTTGGAGACTTTGTTTCTCTTTCTGGATTTGTTTATTCTAATTTATTCAGTGAAAAGGTTCACGTAATTAAACCATTTGAAATTAATCAGGAAGACTTTATAGTATACAGAGGGCTTGACCCTCATATGACTAAGCCTACTGTAGCTGTAGAAGTAGCTGTAGATAGGGAGGGTTTTAAATATGTTGTGGGAACGTACAAAAGTAATCATGGAGACGACACAGAAATCATTAAAGCAGAATTGGCTAAAAGAGCTATGGAAAGAAATTACAGACTTGGGTGGACAAATTGTGACAAGTCTGCTGATAGCACTATACGTATTATTGGTGATTATAATGCTTATGTATTACTTGGTCGTGGTAAAAACGCTATACCCGCTTTGTTCAAAAGTGAAAAGTTTGTTGGGAGTAAAATAGCAGGAGTAGATTTAATAAGACAGAATCTTAAAGTTGATGATAGAATTAACTTGCCAAGACTTGTTTTTTTTGATATACCAGAGAATAAAGAAATTATCCATTCTATGAAGACTTTAGAACGAGATACATTTGCTAACGAGGACACTAAAGTTAAAGACGATATAAAAGAAGGTAGACATGATGCTCATGCAGCATTACGTTATGCACATCAGAGAGTAATGAATTGGATGCCTTTAAACCAAATAATACCAGAACCAGACGAGATTAGTGATAACATAGGATATTAGGAGGACACCATGCCAATAGACGACTTCATAGTGACAGCTAAACGGTGGAAACATGAAGCACAGGAATTAAGGAGAGAATATGACGACCAATGGAGCAAAAACATTAGAAATATTAGAGGAGTGTTTGACGCAGGAGAAGTTAGCAAATCAAAAGTCAGAGGGAGGTCAAAGTTATTCTATAGGAAAATTTGGGCTATCTCTTGGAGGATTCTCGCTTCATTCTACCAGATATTCCTCAGAGACCCTGATAACTTTAAAATTGTCGGGAGGGATGCAGACAAAGACAATGTACGTTCCAAGATTCTCCACTTCATAGTGAAATGGCGTTATGACATGATGATGCGTGTTGACAGTTTGTTTATTCAATTCATGTGGGCTTTTCAAGATATTATAAATCTTGGATTTTGTGTTGGTAAATTCAGATGGGTGTTGAACGAACATGAAGATAAGCCAGAGTTTATTCTCTATCCACCCGAACAGGTTTACCACGATATGACCACAGCTATCAAAGAGAAGAAGAAATATATTATGTTTGAGAACTGGTCAACTAAGGATGAACTCATGCAATTAGGTTATGAAGAATCTCTTATAGATGACCTTGAACCAATGACTCCTGAAACAAACTTAGTAAGGCAGACAAGGTTTCAGAATGAGAAAGACCCGTTACAGAATCCACAGGAGAACGAGTATCCTCAAGCTGGAAAGTTTACAGGAGCAGATAAGAACGAAATAGTAAAACCAGAGGATAGATATGTGTGGTATGAAGTATTCTATAAAGAAGATGGCAAATGCTTCTTTGCTTCGTATTCAAATGAAAAGATAATGCGAGAACCAGAGGAATCTGTGTATGGGAGGCGTTATCCAGTAGTGTTAGGTCAATGTCTCACTTTAGCGCACAAGGCTATGGGAGAAGGGTTTCCCGAACCACTTGAAGGTGTTCAGGAATCTATGAACGCTCATCTCAACCAGAGGAAGGATAATGTCTCCCTTGCATTAAACGGAAGAACTATTGTCTCAAGGTTTGCTAATGTAGACTTACAATCTTTAACACGGTCAAGGGCTGGTGGAGTTACGTTAGCAGATGATGTAGCAGGAGTAGTTGACAGACCTTTTAATAATGTTACACAAACAGCATATGCTGAAGCTGCTGCTGATGATGTTATGATGCAGGAAATGTCAGGGGTAACACCCTCAAAGGAAGGTAGAGGAGAGGAAACTAAAGCCACAGTGGCGCAGATAAACTTAGCAGAGTCCAATGCGAAGATAGATTTATTTGCAGCTATGGTAAAAGAGACGTTTCTTATGGACTTCTTCTCTACTTTAGCGAATCTTATTCAACAGTTTGAGACTAACGAAACAATACTAAGAGTTGCTAATGAAAACTTTAGAGACGTAAATCCAACAGGAATAGATATGTTTGATTTAGGGAATGAAGTTGACTTAGAACTTAATGTTGGGTTAGGTGCTGTTGGAAGACAAATGGAAATACAGCAAGCCATGTTAGCTATGGATAGAGCCAATATGTCTAATCAAGCTATGGCTGGTTTATTACAGTCTGGTGCTGTACCTCAACAGGATGTACGTATGATAGATACAACTAAGTTTATGGAAGAGATATTGCCTAAACTTGGATTTAAAGATGTACAGAACTTTTTCTTTGCCGTAGCACCGCCTCCTCCTCAACAAGAGGCAGGTGGACTTAATCCTGCCCTTGCTGGTGCAGGTCAACCAAATATAGGATTAGAGGGTGGAAGACAAGCAGGGCAACTCCAATAAATCACCAGACCAAGAGTTCTTACAACGAAGGGCTGGTAGAATAGAAGACCTTGATAGGCTTCAACACATGGGAGAGTTTAAGTCTCTCAAGTGGTATTTTGAAATGGTAGCTGAAAAAGCCATCATGGAATTAGTTACAGTTAAAAACTTAACTATGAAACAAGAAGAAAGGTTAAAAGCAAAGATAGAAATATGCAAGTTTGAATTTGCAAACATAGGTTCATGGTTAAAGAATGAAGATGACGCAGCAAGAGAAATGTTTGAAGATTTAGAAGAAATTAAAAATTTAACTTGACAATATGTATACAGTCGGTAGAATAACTTTTAATCGGTATCCTGAACCGTTATCAGGAACATCAAGCGAAACACTTGAAAAACTATTGGAGGTTTTATGCCCAAAAAGAAAGAAGCAGCGCCAACGGAAGTCTCTTCCGAAAAAGAGGCAGAAGTAGTAGAAGAAGCAAAAACGGAGACTCCTGACGTAAGTGGAGATACGGACAATTTATCTGAAAGAGAAAAGATGTATGCTCGACACGCAGAAACAGAACGTGCAGAGACTACAGAAGAGTCTAAGGAGGATGAAAAGTCTGAAGAAGTAAAAGAAGAAGATAAACCAAAAACAGAGGAGTTTAAAAAGGAAGAAGAAGCTCCTAAAGAAACTAAACAAGAAGAGAAGACTGTACCTCTCCCTGCTTTGCATGAAGAAAGAAGCAAACGTAAAGAGGCTCAAGCGAAAGTTATTGATTTAGAGTCACGGCTTAAAGAAGCATTAGAAGCCAAGAAAGAAAAAAGTGATTCTAATGATGAGGAGTATATAGAAGATTATGATGTTGCCCTAAAGAAAGAAAGACAACGTGGTGATGCACTTGAGGCAAGATTAAAAGTGATTGAAGATGGAAACGCTCAATCAACTGCTGAGAAAAATCAAGCAGTAGTTAATCAAAAAGCTAAGAAAGTCCATGACGAATTAAAAGACGAAGGATTTGATGGGTTTGAAGCATTTACACCACAGGTTAAGCAACATATCTATGACCTTATACTACAGCAACCAGATGCACAGGAATATTTAGACGGGAAGAAAGTTCTTGATGTAGATAATCCTGAGGGTTGGAAAAATATTTATAAGGAACATATATACCCAAAGATACGACAGGTATTCGATACCAAAGATAAGAAAGACCTTTTGAAAGAAAGGAATGAGCGAAAGCTCAAAGCTGGCTTGTCTGGTAACTCTGGTGGAAAACCAAAGATGCCTGAAGTAAAAGATGTGAATAGTTTGAGTCAAAAAGAAATGAACGACCAGTATATGCAAATGCGAAGAAAGCAGGGAGCTGCAACGGTCTAATCTTCCGATAAAGGGAGGAATTAGACAATGGCTAACGAGATGTTATGGACAAATCACTCAGGTGTTTTGACCAACAACAAATTGAATCAGTTCTTTCAGCGTTCTGCACAACCGTTATTTAAGTTCAGGCAGTTTGTTGATGTAAAAGAATCATTTGGGAAACAGAGAGGTCAGTCAGTAAACTGGCTTAAAGTTGCAAACGTAGCTACTATTGGTGGGAACTTAACTGAAACCAATACTATGCACGAAACGACTCAGGCTTTAACATGGGGAACTCTTACGGTAAACGAAGTAGGAAACTCCATGCCTTTTACTTTTAAGGCAGAAGCGCTTTCTGAGTTTGACGTACAGGAAATTGTAAGAGGTGGATTACTTGATGACGCTGCAAAGGTACTTGATGGGAAAGTGGAAAGAAGGTATAACGAAACTAAGTTGCGCTTTGTCGGTACTTCTACTACTGCTCATACTCTTACTACTGATGGCACAGCTACAGTCACCAATACCTCTATACTTAATTCTCGCCATGTACGGAAGATGAGACTTGAGTTAGAGAAGAGAAACGTACCTGCATACGAGGGTGACTCTTATGTATGTATTGCTTCATTGGAAGCCATAGAATCTCTTGAAGGTGCTATGGAGTCCATAAATCAGTATACCGAAACTGGTGTTCATAAAATTTACAATGGTGAGGTTGGAAGACTTCACGGTGTAAGGTTTGTTAAAGACTTTTATGCCTCTCGGTTTACTGTAGATGCTGCTGCTCGAACAGCTACAGCAAAATCTTGGACTACAGGCAATTCACTTGATGCCTATATGTTTGGAAAAGGTGTCGTAAGAGAAGCCGTTGTTGTACCAGAGGAAGTTCGTATGAAAGTAGTTACTGATTACGGAAGGTCTAAAGGTATCGCATGGTATTTCTTAGGTGGATGGGCGCTTGAGTGGGATACTGAATCAGACTCACGAATAATCAAATGGGATTCTGGTGCTTAATAAACTTTTTTTAAGGAGATACAATGGCAACTTATGATGCAGCAGTTTATGGTGGAATAACAAGAAAGTGGTTCGGTCTTACCGTTAAACTCGGTGGAGATGCGGCTGCTGGATATACTTTTGGTACGACTGATGCTACAACTCAGTCGCAACTTGCAAGGTGGTATCCACGTGGGCCGATTAGACTTTTGAAAGCAGGGTCTTTTACAATGGCAACCTTAAATGGTTCTGGAGTCGATAAGATTGATTGTAGAGTGAAAACAAGAGGAGCATCTGCTTCTATAGCAGCTTCTTTTAATTGTTTTTCATCTGCACTTTTCTCTTTCGCTTCAGACATTACAATGGGTGTTGCTCAGTGTAAGGCTGGAGAGTATATCAGTATTACTACTGGTACTCCTGAGACCGATAAAGGAACAGCACAGAACACAAGTACCACAACTGGTACTGTAGCGTTCTTTGTTGATTACGTTCCTAAGCTCGATTCTAATTGGGATGTAAATACTTAGCTGGTTGACAGTCCAGTATAGGGGGGATGCGGCAGTGGTGTCATTACTAAGTTAATCTCCCCCCTCTTTTTTAAGGAGATTATTTGAAGGTAGTTATGGTAGCAAACCATTCTTGTGTGAGAGTTCACAAGATGGGGTTGCCTCTCATAGAGGGAGGTCAGCATAAGGTTCACTTAGTAGCTCACAGACACGCCTCATTTTCAGAAGCCTATTCAACATTCGGTCATTGGTTCGACTTAGGCAATTTAGCTTCGTTCATAAAACTCCATGCTCCAAATACAGATGTGTTTCATTGTCACAATGAACCATCATTCTTCGTCACATTAATAAAAGAGATGTGTGACGTTCCTGTAATATTAGATGTCCACGATTCTTTTCTCGCCAGAGTTACACCAGAAGAAAAAGACGAAAATCCTGAAGTTGTACGCATTAGCATAGAGGAAAGAAATAACTTTCAGCTTGCAGATGCCTTGGTATTCCCTTCTCGTTCATTTGCTGATTTAATAATAGATGAGTTCAAATTAACTCAACCTCATATTATTTTACCTTCTTATCTACCAAGAAGATTATATAGGTATAATGCTGCTGATTGGATGGGAGGATTAGTCTATGAAGGAAAGATACAGATGGATGTAACTTCTAAAGCCAGCTTTGGATTTAGATATTGTGACTATAAAGATTTTGCAAAGAAAGCAGATGAGATTGGCATTAAGTTTCATTTATATGCTGGCAGGAACAATGAAGATAAAGAATTTATGAAGGTCTATAATGATATATCATTTGTTCATCCTCCTTATGTCTATGATGAATTGCTAAAGAATATTGGTAGACATGATTGGGGTTTGGTTGGCAACCTTAACTATACAAGAGAATGGGAAGTTGCTATGCCAAACAAACTTTTTGACTATATAGCAGCAGGAGTTCCTATTGTCGCTATAAATGCAAAAGAGTGTGGCAAGTTAGTTAAAGAACATGGCATAGGAATAGAAGTCAATAGTCTTGAAGAGTTATTTGAAAGATGGGAAGAACATACTGAAATAAGAAAAGTGTTACTTAAAAAGCGCCAACAGTTTACTATGAATAATAATATACAACCATTAAAAGATTTATATATTTCAGTAAAGGAGGGTAATGGAACATAGAAATTTAGAAGAAGAAAAATATTGGGATGACCAAGTAGATGTTAGGATTAAAGTCAAGAATAAACAACTATCTTATAACGATAACTTTTTTAAACGTAGTGAGATATTAAGAAAATTATTAGCCTACCATTTTGACAAAGCTGATGTATTGGAAATAGGTTGTGCGTTACCTACTTTATATATAGCGCTCAAATCATGTGCTAATTTAAAAAGTTATAAAGGAACTGATGTTAGTGGAAAATATTGTGCAGCAGCAAAAGAGATTTGTGGAGTGGATGCAAGGAAAGCGAAAGCAAACTGTTTACCTTTTGAGAGCGATAGTTTTAACACTCTCTTCGCTTTTGACGTACTTGAACACATACATCCTGATGAGAGGCATAGCTCTTATAAGGAGATTGATAGAGTTTTAAAAAAAGATGCGATAGTTTTTATAAATAATCCTTTGGCAGAAACTCAACATGACCTTAACTTTGACCATGAATTAGATGATGCAGATATTGTTGATTTCAGTATATCATTAGGAATGAGCATAGATGTAATTGAAAAATACACTATCCCCTTATTACAAGGAGATAAACCAATATCTTATCAATGGATAGTAATGAGTAGAGGTGAGATATGAAAGTCAAGATGGTATCTCCATTTAAAATGCAGTGGTCATCAGGGTATAAAAAAGTTTTTGAAGATAACGGATGGGATGTTATTCTTTCATCTACTCCGAACCATTATCCTTTTTCTGATTTAATAATATTTCATTGGTGTAATGAAGATACTGTTAAATTTATTAATGGCAATACTAAGAACTCACGTTATGTAGTTTTCGTAAGAAGATATGAATATTATACACAAGCCATAGAAGCCCTTAATTGGGATAAAGTAGATGCAGTGATTATGGTTAATGATTACCTTGCTAAAGGGTTTGAGGAACGCACAGGTGTTAAACCAACTGTTATTTATAATGGTGTGAATATAGAGGAATGGACATTTCAAGGAAAGACTCATGGTGAAAAGATAGCCGTTGTTGGTTATATAAACCAAAAGAAAAACCTACCACTTGCTATACAAATTATGCAAAACCTACCTACTAATTATTCATTACATCTGGCTGGTAGAATACAATGTGGTGCTACCGTTGATTACCTAAATAATATTTGTAAATCAATGAAACGTAGATTCTACTTTGAAGGTGAAATAGGAAACATGGACTTTTGGTTAAAAGATAAAAGTTATATTATGTCTACGGCAATAAGTGAAGGAAGCCCTAACAACGTAATAGAGGCTATGGCTAAAGGTATTAAACCTGTAGTCCATAATTGGGCTGGAGCAAGAGAACAGTTTGGAGAGTTTGTATTTGATACAGTAGATGAAGCAGTTGACATGATATTGCATTCTCCATACCATTCAGGGTTTTATAGGAATATAGTAATGCAGAAGTTTGGGTGGAATAATTACGAAAGAGTTTATGCACTTGCAACGGAGGGTTTATGAAAGAAAGATGGGGAATAATCGGATTAGGTTTTATAGCACAACGCCACATGGATGCTATTGAAGATATTGGTGACGAGCTTATCATGGCTTGTGATAACGACTTACGTAAGTTCAGTAAAATATCTGGTAATATTTTCTGTACTAATAACTGGATTACAATGATAAATGTTCCAGAGTTTAAGTTAGTGGATAACGTGGCTATTTGTACGCCTAACCATTTACATCCTCCAATGATTGCTGAGTGTGAGAAACGTGGGAAGAGGGTTCTTTGTGAAAAACCATTGGCAATAGATAGCAAACATCTTGGCATAATGAACGGAACGAGAACCGTTTTACAGCTACGGTATAATCCTGAAATGATTGAGTTAAAGAAAAAAGTTACAGCAGGGCATAAGGTTAAATTACAACTGTTAATTAATCGTGGAGATTTTTATTGGAAATGCTGGAAAGGAGACAAGAAAAAGTCTGGTGGTCTTTTGTTTAATATTGGTATCCATTATTTTGATTTACTTCAATGGTTATTTGGTGATGTATCATGTCCTCACCATATCTATGCAGATAGCGATACACACAGTATAGGTAATGTTGGTTTACAGAAAGCATTTGTTACTTGGGAAATATTCTTAAAGCAACCAATGGATACACAAATAAGAACTTTAGTTGTAGATGGTAAAGTATATAATCTTGCTAAACGGTTTGAGAATTTACATTTAAAAGTATATGAAGATTTCAAAGATGGTAAAGGAATCACTAAACATGAAGCTGCAAAGTCAATTAAATTAGTAGAGAGACTAACTGGTGGGGTTGGCAGTACGACACCTTGAATGAGCTACAGTTCCAACCTCACGCATTAAATATGAAACTCATAATAGTTAATTCACATGAACGTAGTGGAACTCATTTTTTAATGAACTCGTTAGCGTTAAACTTTGGGTATGTCAGTTCTCCTTATGTTAATTTTGACTATCCAGATATGACTCCTTATGCTCCAGAGAATATCTTACGTTTATTGCAGCGATTACATAAACCACATTTCATAGTTAAGTCTCATTATGATGCTAACTTCTTTAGAAGTATAATGGGAGAAATACAAAAGTTTGCTCATGTATTTTATATCTATAGAGAAGAAGATGGTGTATTTAAAAGTTGCCTTAAACATTGGAATGACATACAATGGCAAGAAGCACCAAAGTGTGAGAACATTGAGGAATTAAAAGTAGCTCCTCCTTCTGGTGGTGTGTTACGGTATCAGATGAAACAGCATCCTTCTATGTTGGCAAGATGGCAACATCACAAAGCATCTTGGATGTATAGCATGGCAGGTTTTAATATTATATATGTAAGATATGAAGACTTGGAAAATAGGTTTGACAAAACAATACGCATTATATCTAAAAGAATAGATACTCCCATAGTGGGAGGGATAGCAAGAAAACCAGACAGAAAGAACACAGTACAAAATGGACAATTCCAAGAAAAAGAAATCAAATGAACTTACCAGAGAAACATTGGAAAGAACAATGGCAGTTCTTGAAGCCAATGGAAGGGAAAACAGCTTGTGTAGTCAGATACGGGGCTTTCGGAGATGTAATTATGCTTACGGGTTTATTGAGTCACTTAAAGCAGTTGGGTTACCATGTGACGATGAATATGACTCCGAGAGCGCAGAGTGTTCTGAGGCACAACCCGAACATTGATGAATATTTAATACAGGAAGATGATGAGATACCTAATGAAGAGCTTGGGGAGTATTGGGAGAATCTGGCTAAAGGTTACGACAAGTTCATTAATCTATCTGGTTCAGTTGAAGGTGGCTTACTCAAGATTGAGGGCAAGCCTTCCTTTAATTGGGATAAGGAAGTAAGACATGAGAAGTGTAATAGAAACTACTATGACGAGCAATTCAAGGTTGCAGGATACCCTGAGATTACGGGCAAAAACGGGGAACTCTTTTTCACAAACCTTGAAGAAAGTCTCGCAAAAGCATACCGTAGGAAGTTACGAGGTAAGTTTGTCGTCATGTGGTCACTCGCTGGCAGTTCGTTCCATAAAAATTACCCATACACACAAATAGTTTGTGATTGGCTTTTAAAGGATTATAATGATATAGTTTTCGTATT